GACTGGGGATTTGATTCTAAAGAATTAAATTTTTCTAATGTTGCAGAGTTAAACGAAACAATGAGTGCTGTTGATAATGAGTTCACAGGTGAGGGAGATGATTTTTTACCATCACAAGTAAGAATGATACAATTATTTCTTAGTTCAGAAACAGAGCCAATATTTAGAACACAAATAGAAAAATTGAAACAGGTTTATAATTCTGAAAATATAACAGATGCAGTTATGACAGCTGTTAAAAATGAATATGAAAGTAATAACAGTTAAAGAGCATAAAACAAAAGAAGAATTAGATGAGATAAAAGGCACATATCTTGATGAGTCTTATATAAAATATCCTATTCCTAAAGATGATACTACTTTCAAGAATGAGAAAGGAGATATTGTTGCAGTCTATCTGAACAAAATAGTTCCATTTGAACTTTGTAAAAAAGCATTTCCATTTCTGAGAAAAGCATCACTCAGGGAATCTAATAACAGAGGAATGGCATCAGGTCAAACTGATGAAATGAAAGTGGGCATGAAAATTAATGGTATGTATGTTGGTAAAGTTCTTAGTGGTGGGAGATTTATACCTTTAAAAAAAGATGGCACTTTATCTAATTCGCCTAAAGCAATAGCAGTAAATTCATCTGTGATAGGTTATATGGACAGATATGCTAGGATTCCATATTGTAGAATGACAGAGTTTAGCCAAAGATTTTTTGATGAGTATAAACAAACATTGCCATACATTAGATATATTTCTAAACTTTATGAAACATTTGTTCCTGAAAAATATAATTTGCAAAAAACATACTGGGAAAAAATACACAAAGATTTTAAAATAGACAATACAGCATTCACGACAGTTACCCTGAATAATAACTTCAGAACTGCTTGTCATACTGATAAAGGAGATTTTAAAGATGGCATTGGTAATTTAGCAGTCTTAGAAAAAGGAAGATATGATGGTGCTTATACTGTTATCCCTAAATATGGAATTGGTTTAAATGTAAGAAATACTGATGTTGGGTTCTTTGATGTTCATGAGATTCATGGAAATACTGAGATAGTAAAACATGGTGATTGTGAAAGAATCTCAGCAGTATGTTATGTAAGAGAAAAAATGATTAAATGTGGAAGTGCCAAAGAAGAATTAAACATAGCCTTAGAGAGAGATAAATGAATTTTAGAATAGCGATACCCAGTTGTGGTAGGTCAGATACATTGTTAAATAAAAGTATAAAATATCTATCTACTACTAATATTGATTTTAAAAATGTTGATGTTTTTTTAAGCAGAGCAGATGAGCTTGAAGAATATACTGATAAATTAAAAAATTATCCTTTGAATATTATTGTAGCAAATAACAATAGTATCAATGCTCAAAGAAATTTTATGATAGATTATTACCCAGTAGGTCAATTTGTTATGGGTATTGATGATGATATCATGAGTCTTGAAAGCAAAATGAATGACAAAAAAACTTTCCCTGTGACAGATTTGGTCGGACTAGGTGAACAAGCTTTTTCATTATGTACTGAGCATAAATTAGATTTATGGGGAATCAATGCATCATTTAATCCATTTTTTATGAAAACGACCATCTCATTTAATTTGAAATTTGTTATTGCTTGTTTTTATGGGTGGGTTAATCGACATGAGGATAAAGCATATGTTCTCAATGAAAGATATCATACAAAAGAAGATTACGAGAGAACCATCAAATATTATAAAAAAGATGGTGGTATAATTAGATTTAATTATTTAGCACCTAAAACCAAGATATATACAGAAAAAGGTGGCATACAAGAATATAGAACACCTGATTCTGAAAAAGATTCAGCACAGTATATGCTTGAAACTTATCCAATGTTTTGCAAAATAAATAATGCTAGGAAAGGTAAATTTGCACAAATCAGGTTGACTGACCAAAGAAAAAGAATTAAACAATAAATTTATTTATAATTATCTTTTTTAAATTTAGTTTCAATAGCTGATACTCTCTCTTTCATCATCATATATCGAACTTTGTCTGCTGTTTCTAAATCGCTTGATTTACTACAATTATGATTACCTAAGAAAGATTTCAAATCACATTCAATATTGCTTTTTTCTACCCTAAGTTCCCAGTTGTGAGATTTGTTTAATGGTTTCATAATACCCTCATTTATTTAATATACTATAAGTATATATTATACTAATAATATAATAAAGTGATTTGATTAAATATCTTGCTTTTATTTTATTTTTACTCTATAAAAAGAGTATATATGCCAAAAATAGTAAAGAAAACAGATGAGATAGCAAAGATGGTTAAACAACTATCAGGGATTGGTATAACTCATGACATGATTTGTTCCATAGCTGGTATATCAAAACCTACCTTATACAAATACTATGATTCTGAATTAAAACTAGGCAAGGCATCATCAACAGCAACTATCGCTAATAATTTATATCGTATGGCAACAGGAACAGGTAGAGAGGCTTTAACTGCATCTATTTTTTGGCTTAAAACTCAAGCTGGTTGGAAAGAAACTGATGTTGTGGAGATAAACAATGTATCAGATGAAAAAGAACGATTCGAGAGTTTGCTCAAATCACTTCGACAAACTAAATCCATTAAATCAGATAGCAACGAATCTACTCATTGATTGGTACGATAAAGCAAGACCAACACAATTAGTAGAGGACACTAATGAATTTAATATACATTTATTCCTTGCTGGTCGTGGTTGGGGTAAAACCTTAACAGGTGCATACGACATTGTAGAATACTGTTTAAGAAATGATAATGTAGTTTGTGGTGTAGTCGCACCAACATATGGAGATTTAAAAAGAGTTGTATTTGCTGGTGATTCAGGTTTTATAAATATAATTGATAAAAGATTACTCAGTAACATTGGATATAATAAATCAGATAATGAAATACATTTCTATAATGGTTCAAAGATAATTGGATTCCCAGCAATAGAGCCTGACAGACTTCGTGGTGTTCAGTTTCATAGGGTTTGGTGTGATGAGTTAGCCTCTTGGAGATACACAGAAACTTTCGATAACTTAATGATGGCATTAAGATTAGGTCAAAATCCTAAGTGCATTATTACCACAACACCTAGACCGACCAAGATAATAAAGACTCTTGCTAAAAGAAGTGATACCAAGTTAATCACAGGCTCAACATTTGAGAACATTGACAACCTTGCAGAATCATCTATCCAAATGTTAAAAGAAAGATATGAGGGTACTCGCATGGGTAGACAAGAACTCTATGCAGAAATCCTAGAAGATATTGAGGGTGCATTATTTAATTATAAAAACATTGAAGAAAATAGATTAACAAACTATCCAATAGACTTACAAAGAATTGTTGTTGCTATTGACCCAGCAGTTACCAGTAACGAGAACTCAGATGAAACAGGAATGATAGTTGCTGGTCGTGATATTAATAATCATTACTACATATTGCATGATGGTAGCCAAGTGAGTTCGCCTGATGTATGGGTTAAGAAAGCCATATCACTTTATAAACAATATGAATGTGATAGGATTGTAGCAGAGGTTAATAATGGTGGCGATTTGATTGAGAGATTATTAAGAACACAGAATCAATCAATTCCTTATACAAGTGTTAGAGCAAGTAGAGGAAAAATTGTTAGAGCCGAGCCGATATCAGCACTGTATGAGCAGAATCGGATTCACCATGTAGGAGTATTCAAGGATTTAGAAGAACAGATGTGCCAGTTTACAGGAAATGGGGTACAATATCATGATGATAGGGTTGATGCCTTAGTTTGGGCAATAACATCACTACAGAATAGTGGTCAAGCAATATTTAAGATTAGTTAGGAGTTGTAATGGGTATATTTGATAAATTTTTTAAAGGAAGTATTCAGAAAAAAGAATCGCCAACAGTTATGATTAATCGACTAGAGGCATACATGGGTAAGTCTGCTAGAAGATATAAAGATTATGCCAAAGAGGGTTATCAAGACAATGCAATCGTACATAGATGTGTAAAATTAATTGCTGATTCAGCAAGTGCAGTAAAAATAAAAGTATTTGATGGCGATATTGAATTAGAAAACCATGAGCTAATATCTCTACTAGAAAGACCCAATCCCTTGCAAAGTGGTGGTGAATACTTTGCCTCATTATATTCTTACTTACTTATTTCAGGAAACTCATATCTTTTAAGAGATACAGAAAACGATACACCACCAAGAGAATTATATTTATTAAGACCTGACAGAATTAAAATTAAATCAAGTTCTTCAATGATTCCTGATTATTATTGCTACTTAGTAGATGGTCAAATTATTAAAGAATATCCTGTAGACCAAGACAATGGTCGTTCACAATTAAAACAAATTAAATTATGGAATCCTTTAGATGACTTTTATGGATTAAGTCCAATATTGGCAAGTGCTTACAATATTGACCAACATAATCTTGCTGGTTTACATAATGTTGCATTATTAAAAAATGGTTGCACTCCAAGTGGTATGTTAAAGTTTGAGCCAAAAGATGAAACAGGAATGTCTGCTACTTTAACAGATGACCAAAGAGCAAGACTGTTAGAAGATTTAGAAATGAGATTTCAAGGTAGTTCAAATTCAGGCAGACCCATGTTGCTAGAGGGTAATTTTGAATATAAACAATTAGGATTAAACCCAAAAGACATGGACTTCTTAGAACTTCTTAACTTATCTGCAAGGGAAATAGCATTATGTTTCGGAGTTCCAGCACAATTAATTGGTATTCCTGAGGCTAATACTTACAGCAATATGGAAACTGCAAAATTAGCATTATATGAAGAAACAGTAATTCCTCTATTGACTAGAGTTCAATCTGACTTAAATGAGTTCTTATCGCCTCTTTATAATGGCGATATTAGAATTGAATATGATTTAACCAGCATACCAGCTATGGCAGAAAAGACTAAACAAGTTTATCTCAATGTTTCACAAGCAGTACAGAATGGTATTATGACTCGTAATGAGGCAAGAGAGAAGTTAGGACTTGAAGAAATAGAGGGTGCTGATGAGTTATATATACCAAGCAACTTATTCCCTATTGGCGAAGTAGATGCCTCTAGTGTTCAGGATAATGACCAACCTGTAGATGCAGAGGGAAATGAAAAAGACTTTGAGTTAGCTTATGGTAAAAAAGAGGCAGTTGATGTCGATACCTTTACTACTGAAGAAGAGGCACAAGAAAGAGCCGAAGAAATAGGTTGTGTTGGTATTCATTCACATACAGAAGATGGTCAGACAGTTTATATGCCTTGTGAAACTCATGAGGAGTATGAATCTTTGTTAGCAGATAGTAAAGCATTAAGCGATTTGAAATTAGTGCCGACAGATACTATGGCTAACAATGCGAAAAGAGGATTAGAGTTAAGAAAAGAATTTAATCGTGGTGGCACACAAGTAGGAGTCACGAGAGCCAATCAGTTAGTTAATAAACAAAGACTATCTCCTGATACTGTTTTAAGAATGTATAGTTTCTTCAGTAGACACGAAGTAGATAAGCAAGGTCGTGGATTTAATTCAGGTTCTGAGGGATATCCAAGTGCTGGTAAAATAGCATGGTTGCTTTGGGGTGGTGATGCTGGTTTTAGTTGGTCAAAATCTAAAAGAAACCAAATAATGAAAGAAAGAGAAAGTAAAGCAGAATCAGATGCTTTAAAAGTAGGCGATATGGTTTCTTGGGATTCATCAGGTGGTAGAGCCAAAGGGAAAATAACAAGAATAGTTAGGTCAGGTAAACTAGCTGTACCTAAAACAAGTTTCACTTTAAATGCTACAGAAGATAATCCAGCTTGTTTGATTAAGGTTTATCGTGGAGATGAGCCGACAGATACAATAGTTGGACATAGGTTTAAAACTTTAAGAAAGTTATAATGAAGTCAAAAACATTGGCTGAGAAGAAACATATGCAAAAAGTTGCAGAATTAGGTTGTATTGCTTGTCGAAAGCTCGGTTTCTATGATACACCAGCAGAACTGCATCATATTAAGAAAGGAATGATGGGTAAACGAGCATCTAACTATGAGGTCATACCTTTATGCCCACATCATCATAGAACATCAAATGAGTCTTATCATCAGAACCCTTTATGGTTTACAGAAACTTTTGGTACACAAACTGAACTCTTACAGGAAACTCTAGAATGGCTAGATTAAGAATAAATCGTAGAAAAGAATATAGACAAGCATTAAGGATATATATCACATTGACTAGAGCCTTAATTAAAAAACTAGATAAATTCTTTGATAAATATAAACGATATGCTTTTAAAAATTATGCAGAACTCGGAGAGATACCTGATAAATATTATGATGACCATTGGCAAGATTTATATAAGTTGTTAGAAATAAATGCTAAAAGAGTGATTGAAGAATCATCAAGAACTATTAAGACATCTAAACTATTACAGAAAGCAGAAGATGAAGTAGCACAAGTCACTTATGATTATGTCACTACTAATACTGCACAAAATGTTACTTACATAACAGAAACTACTAGAAAAAAAATACAGTCTGCTATCGCTTATTCAGTCAGCGAGGGATTCGGACAAGATGATACTGCTAAACAAATAGCCAAGTCTACAGCATTTAGTACAGGAAGAAGTAAAGTAATAGCAAGGACAGAAACTCATCAAGCATATAATTATGGTAATAATAAAATTGCTAGAAGATTAGCATTGAAGAAACCTAGAAAAGAATGGTTAAGTGCGATAGATGAAAGAACGAGGTCGTGGCACACTAGCATGAATGGTACTAACATACCTATTGAAGATGATTTTCAAGTCTTTGCACCAAGTAAAGTAGACCCAATACCACAGCTCATGCAATATACAGGTGATTCAAATGGTGGTGCTAGTAATGTTGTTAATTGTCGTTGCTTTACTATGTACTATGATGAAGATGATGTAATTGTAGATTAAAAAAAAGAGCCATATTGCTATGACTCTTTCTTTTGGTTTTTTTATTTAGATTAACACTTTTCTACTGTATCGACTCTAACTTTTCTAACACACTCACCATGATGATGACTACTATAACCCTCTTCTATTGCTTGTGCTTTTGCATCATTAATGTTTTGTGCCTCAACA